AGGTTGACCTTGTGCTGCGAGACAAGAAGGGCAGGCTGGTTCTTGTAGATCACAAGACATCAGGCAGCAGCGACGTCGAGAACCCTGGCTCCTCTTTCTGGAGGGGTTTAAGTTACGATACGCAAATGATTCTTTACCGTGAAGCGCTGTCTGAAATAGCAGAGTCAAAAGGAACACCGACACTGGTGTATGACGTGGTTCGCAAGACCAAAAGCAAGCCAGCACAGCGTAAGAGAATTGCTAAGAAGAAATCAGAAACCAAGTTTGAGTACGACGCAAGAAAGATAGCCAACACTGAAACGGATATTGAGTACGGGGCGAAGATACTTAGGACATACGCTGAAGATGACACCCGGTATATCTGGCGAGAGATACCAGTCACGCAGGATGAAGCAATCAATAAGACCGAGGAGATACTATACATAGGCAAGCAGATGTCTAACGATGTGATGTATCCTCGATTTCAAAATAGCTGTGTATCAAGGTGGGGGGCATGCCCCTACTTTGATGTGTGTTGTGGCACGGACTCACTAGAGTCAAGCAGCTTTAAATCAAGGCCAGCTCATGTTGAGCTGCCTAACCAGGGAGAGAAAAATGGTAAGTAAGTTTGATCTTGCTGCTGCACGTGCGGCGGCATCAAGAATGACAGCTCTTAAGCCAAGGCTTGTTGTTCACGGCGAGCCCGGAATAGGTAAGACTACGCTTGGGGCCAACGCCCCAGGGTGCGTGTTCATTAAGACAGAGGCAGGGTGTGATGCCCTAGGTGTTCCAGCCCTGCCAGCGGAAGGCATATGTGAAAAATGGCAGGATGTGCTGGATGCATACGACGCTATCCTTGCAAACCCCAAGGGTGTTGAGTGGATTGTTCTTGATAGTCTCAACGGAGCACATCAGCTATGCGCCAACCTCGTGTGTGAGCGCGACTTTGGGGGCGAGTGGGTGTCCCAGAAGGGGCAAGCAGGATACAATGCCTGGGCCGCTGGTGCCAAGGCAAGTGTCTTTGAGATCAGGAAGCTCCTGGCAAAGGCTGACGAGGCTCGAAGTGCTGGCATAGGAATAATCATGCTAGGCCACACCGGCCTGCATAAGGCTGGCGATGCCGAGGGTCCTGATTTTTACAAGTACGGGATGGACATGGAGGGCCGCTCCTGGAACCTAGTCGTTCAGTGGGCTGACCAAGTCGGCCATGCTCGGCGTGAGTTTGTTACTGGCAAACGAGACGGTGAAAACCGAGCCAAGGCTACAATGCTTAATGCTGACCGGTGGTTAGTATTTGACGGGGGCCCTGCTTGTGATGCAAAGTGTCGTGCGGGTTACGATATGCCAGCCAAGATCATACTTAGCTGGGAGGAGTACGAGTCCAAGATGAAGGGCAACTCCGTCGAGGTGCTGCGCGGTCAGGCGCTAACGCTGCTGGCCGGTGCATCCGATAATGTAAGAGGGCTTGTTTCCGGAAGGCTTGAGGCCAAGGATGCAGCCGCCGTAAAAGAAAAAATTAACACCATGCCGCTGCAGCGCGTGCAGACCATGGTCAACTGGCTACTAGCCAACAAGGAAGGGTAAATTATTATGCCATTATCATATAATCCAAATGACACAGGTGCAGGTGGGCCACCAGAAGGTGACTACACATTCAAGGTGAAGAGTGCGCAGGAAGAAAAGTACAGCACCGGCAGCCAGGGTCTGACTCTGACCATTGAGTTCTATGCGGGGGATCGCATACTTACCACATGGTGCAGGTTCCCATACGGCTCACGCTTGAAGGCGCTACGGGAAATGTGCGATGGTCTGGGTGTTCGATTCGATCCACCGCCGGAGCCGCAAGACTTTCTCCACAAGTCAGGCACTGCGTTCTTTGTAAAGGACAAGAAGGGTTACCTTACCCCTGACAGGGTTCATTCAGGGGACAAGGTGAAGAAAGAAGACAAGGGATTCGTTGGCACGCCAAGCGACAACGACGTACCTTTCTGATAAGTCGAACTGGCAGGCGGCCCGGAAACTCTACCCTGGGCTAGGTATCGGTTAGTCGCGTTTCCTCTACCTAGTGGGCCCCTGCCTCTTTTGTGACTGGGGGCATGTATGTGGATCAAGATTCACGATACCCTGCTCGACCATCGCAAACTACGACGCACATGCAGACTGCTAAAGCTTAACGAGGTGACTCTTCGGGGTCACCTTGTAACGCTTTGGCTTAACGTCTTGCGTCATAGTCCTGATGGCGACATGGATGATTGGAACGATGATGACATTGCGCATTATGCAGACTGGGACGGCGACCCCGGACTGTTTGTGTCATCTCTAATTAAGACAGCTTGGATTGATATCGTTGAAGACCGTTGTGTTATCCATGATTGGGATGAACACTCCGACCGCTTGCGTGTTGCTAAAATCCGAAAACAAAACAGAGAAAGGCAGAAGAAGTTTAGAGGTAAGAAGGATGAGTCACCCGTTAGTAACGCGTTAGTAACGCGTGACATAGCGTTAAGTAACGGTGGAGAGGAGAGGAGAGGAGAAGAGAAGAGAGGAGGAGAGAAGAGGGGAGAGGATATACTTAGAGTGTTTGAGCACTACCGGAAGTATCACCCAAGGGCTCACAAGAAACCAAACAATAAGTCACAGGAGTGGAAAAAGATTCAGGCAAGGCTGGCAGAGGGATCCTCTGTTGAGGATTTGTTTCTTGCCATTGATGGCTGCCATCAGTCGCCGTACCACCAGGGTGAAAATGATCGAAGCAGAAAGTATGACACCCTTGAGCTTATCGTAAGAGATGGCTCGAAGGTGAATCAGTTTATTGAGATAGCAAACAACCAAGGCCCCGTGACCAAGACATCCGGGCAGAAGAGCCTGCGAGCCTCGGCGCAATGGCTAGATAGGAAACGCGATGAGTAAGGAAGAAAGATTTGTTCGGGCCATGAATGTTTTGGCGGCGGCGTTTGACAAGGAGATTGATGAGGCAACCCTCGAGTCGTACTGGATGGCCTTGGAGGACATGGGAATTGACAGCATCGAGAGAGCCACTAAGGCTGCGGTGCAGAACCTGGAGTTCTTCCCCCGCCCAGCCCATCTTCGCCGCTCACAGGACAGCATGGGGGCAGAGGCCCGGGCTATCATCGCGTGGCAGTCGGTGGTTAAGTCTATTGCAACGGTTGGGCAGTACGCCAGCATTGACTTTGATGACCCTATCACTAACGCGACCATCAGAAATCTTGGCGGGTGGTACTGGCTCTGCAAGCAGCCAGAGAAAGATGTTAAGGTCTGGATACGTAAGGGCTTTGAGAAGATCTATGTGTCGCTAGCTGGCTCCGGGGTGACCGCAGAGTCTACCGCCTACTTGCCTGGGATCCATGAACGTGACAACCTGGATGTAGCTCCGGAAATAACCAAGGTTTTTACTGGGTTGCCGGAGTCCAAGGTTAAGCTATTGGGGGGTAGCAGTGTATCCAGTACAGCTCACTATCTTAGGGAAGCCAGTCAGCCAGAAGAACGACAAGAGGATAGTTCGTTCGGGCCAGAGGACGTTCATCGCTTCATCAAAAAAAGTTTTGGAGTGGAAGGCTGACGCCGTGCGTCAACTTAAATGTCAATGGGCCAACCGTGAGTGCATCGACGGGGGGATTGAGTTATCCGTCAACGTCATCAGTTACCTGGGTAAAAGGCAACGAACTGATGTTGATAATCTCGCGGCTGGCCCACTTGATAGCTTAGAGAAAGCTGGGATTATTGCAAACGATTACTGGATCAAGCATTTAATCTGCGAGCGCAGGAAAGATGATGAGAATCCTCGAGTAGAAATAACAATACGATTATATGCGGAGCTTGGGGATGAGCGAAAAGAAGCTGAGCTTCTGTCAGAGTTGCATTCAGCAGACTGACAACTTAAAGAAGTCAGATATTCTTGGCAGGAATTACTGGCTATGTGACAAATGCCTAAACCCTTTGCCAAAAAGTTCCTACGAATTAAAGCGTGGCGAGCGCAACAAAGCTTGGGGTAAGTACAAAAATCGTGGTACAAAAGACTCGTAGAATTTACCCTTCTGCAGCTGCATCCCGGTGACGGACACGCGCATGTTCAACAAACCCCAGTTTTTAAAACTACGGGGTGCAGCACATCACCACCATTGATCTAAGAGCGTGTACGTAAACGTCTTGAATCCTGTGAG